ATCCAATATCTCCTTGTGAAACTTTGGTTGGAGCATCCATCTTGATTGGATCGGTTTCATTGTTTTCATGCAGGTTATTTACAAACTCATGAATATCGCGTTCACTCCATCCTGCAAAATATCCTCGAAGATTAACCTGATCTAGATCATCCTCATCTCGAGAGTCATAATATTCCTTCATGGCAGATACCCATTCACGGGTTGCTCGTTGTATATCCATGCTATGTTCTAGTTTTTTCATATGTAATATGGTGGCTTATATCATTCTTAAGAATCGTAATTAATTCATTATATGCTTGTTTAGTTTCTCTTTCTGAAATTGGAAGTAAGAGATTAGATGGATCTAATGGCGAAATTCCTACATCAGCTGCTTTAAATGATACAGCAAGATCTTGTGCTACTTCGGGCCTAAAACCTATATCTGTAGAAGTACCATCAATTATTAAATTATATCGTTTAGAAAAATCGACTGATTCATCCTGAGATTCAATCTCAATAGTATGATCTATAAATTCACTTTGTAATTCTTTTAATATTGTTTGTGCTGTCATATTAGATTGGTGGAGATGGAGGGAGTCGAACCCTCGTCCGTTAGTCTTTTCTATATCACGTTTTTACAATCTTAGATGCATTTATCGTCTGCGTCGGACTAGGTTTTTATCGTGCACCACGTCAACTCTATTTCGCCTGTTTGATTTGCTATCAATGATTCGTCGTTGAAACTATCCGATGTGTACACTCTCAATTCCTTATCGGAGTCTGTTCATGAGATGCGGTTATGCCGCGAGTGCCAGTTCTGGTTCTGGAGTTATTGTTTGTTGTTTTTGATTGCGTGACATAGTCTGTAATAACGTCGAAGCCATTACATCCCCTTAAACTTTCTTAATCTCTTTGTTATAGTTGACCCATTTGACGGTATCGCCTTTTCGGTCAGGTTTCAACAATATAGATTCTTTCTTTTTTTCTGCTTTTCGTGCTAGATATGCTTTATCTGTAACTGTTACTTTATTCATATTAATACATTGCAATTACCTTTTCATTGATCTCTGCTTTCATTTGCGAGTTGAGTGCTAAGATGAATAAGTGAACTGCCATATCCATCTCTGTTGCATCACGAACTTCTACATCTTCATCAAAAGAATGGCTGCCAATATATTCGGTGGTTTGCATCATCTTTCCGTTTTCAGGATTAAACCACATGCCATCTTTCCAATCTGCAAGCTCTTTCATTGTGCGAAGCATAATATGCTTGCATTGAGCTGGAGCTATTTTTACTTTTCTTTTTTCTGTTACTTCAATTTCCATCATCTGTTGTGTTTGCTAAAATGTTCATGCGGTCATAGCCATGACTCATAAGCATGCCGGTAAAGACATCAAGAATATCGGCGATTGAACTATGCTTTGGCAGGCTTGCCTCAAGTGTAGTATCCTGACATGTTACTGAAATTTCAAGTGTCGGATAATCGTGTTCTTCGTATTTCATTCTTCTCCTTGTGGGCTTGTAAATTGATAGTTATCGGTTGCATCAATCACTGTATAAACAATTTCAATATCTGGGTTATGATTATATGTGCAATGAATCTTTAAGTTTTGCCCGCCAGGCTTTGGTTTCATTTCAATAAAGTTAATGCTATAATCTTCAAGAATTTCAATATGTTTAATATATGTTGTTCTATGCCCATCAATTGATATATCAATCAATCCGTTTCTTCGATCATCAATATATGTGAAAGTTGTTTGAGAGTTTAGATCGTGTAGGTGAAGAACTCTACCATCTTCGTTGCTGCATATGCTAGTAATAATATAATGATTGCTATCCATGAATTTTATTTATATACTCAATCCCAAAGATCCTCGAAGTTTTTGGCAATCCACTTTATCGCTTTTTGTGCATCAATATGAATTTGTGGAGCATGATACTCTTCATCTGGATCAAATTCACCTGCATAATAAAGATGATAACGTTCCAATCTCTTTCCTTGTTTCTTGAGTTCTTTTTTCCAAGCTTTAAATTTATATTCAATTGGATGACCATGCGCGTGCTTTGACAAGAACTTCAAACGAGGTGCTAGCCAGCCACAAAGAGATGAGTTTAGCGAGATACAATCCTGGCCAATCGGAGATCCCCAGGTGTTCTTGTGCTTCTGCTTTTGCTTTTTAGTTTTCTTTCCTAAATGTGCAAGTTGTGTGCTCATTAATATAAATCCTCTGGTTTGACTGTTGTTTGTTCACGAGAAGCAAGTGTTTCTGCATGATCTATAATTTCATTTAAACTATTATTAAATCGATAGCTATGACATGCTGGACAAATCTTTGCTGAGTTTGCAACTATGCTATCGCATCCATGACAAATCTTATATTTTTCTGGTGCCGCCATAATCTTTGCGGCCTGTTCTTCTCGAGTGGAATTAGTGTTGTTGCTCATAGCTTCAATGCTTCTAATTGTTCATTTATCTCCTGTGCTCGAGCATATGCCCGAGACATCATATCATCAATTAACGATCTTTCAAATTCAAATGCAGCATGCAGATCATTATTATCAATCCATTCTTGACAACATTGAATAAGATATGTGCAATGCCTCCGCTCATATGTCAGCGTGCTTTTGATCTGTTCTAATTTATTTGTCATAAAGTAAACTTAATTAAAAAACATCACTCTGATAGATATGGATGGTCACCTGTTCTCAAATAACCAGGAACATAGTCAAATTCTGGAGGATGTACTCGGCGATAATCCTTTCCATCATTTTGCTCTACTAGCATGTTCCAATATGCTCGTGCATCTTGCAAATTAAATTCTTTTCTGCGTCGTGCATGCCTAGGCTCACCATTCTTAGCTTTATCCGGTTCATTGTCAAATTCAATAACCGTTACTTTTCCACTAACACCAATACTATTGATATCAAACATAACCACTCGTCCATTATTATGATCATGAATGCTACGATCGTTTGAACTTAATTCAAAGACTTTTGCTTGTTCCTTCGCTGTCGCTGCCATCTGTTTGTGTATATGCGTGATAATCTGTATCCGTCATTGGATAAACCCAAAGAGTATATGTGCTAAAACATTTTGGACATGCCCAATGCTTCTCGCTCCATGGAAAATATTCCTTCACCAATTCAACGATGCCTTCTTTGCAATGCGTGCAAAGCATGTCACTGGGATCAGGTTCTCCGTTGTGTGTGCTAGTCATTGAAATATTCCAAGATTTCTTTATGGCCAGATATAAAGTCACCAAGCTGATTATCTAGCGTTGGTATAGATTTAATCTTGTGCTGTGCAAAATATTGTGGATCATCGATCAAACTCTTTTCAATATAATGAATGCCACGATCTTCGAGGTCATGTTTAAGCAGCTTACATGCTCCGCATGTTGGAGAAGAAGCGATGATTGGAATTGGTTGTTTGCTCATGATTTATATACTATAGCATGTTTTTCGTCTTTGTACACATCTTTTTTGCAAAAAAGAGGGGAGGCAACAACCTGCTACCTCCCCTCCCATCTTTCATTGAGCTTCCCAAGCTTTAGAAGGATACGCTAAGGTGCGCGCCTGCAATAAACTCATCTGCGCTTTCATCAGCCCAGACATCTTCATCGCGGAAGATTCCTGCTCCATATGGAGTAAAGGTTACGGTATCAGATAGACGAACTGGCAAGCTAAGGCGTGCTACTGTATGACTATACTCATCTTCGTTAAATGCAACTTCTACATCAACTTCAGCTGAGATGGTGTCAGTTAGGACAAAGCCTGTTCCAACTTGGCCTTCGAAGTAATATTGCTCAGAGTCAAAGTTATAAACTCCAGCAACTCCAAGATCAAGCACTCCAACTCCAGATGATAGAGTTACGGCAATCTCATCATTGGTATCAGCCGAATTGCCAGGAAATAGATTGGCAATATAATCAACTCCAAGATCAAAGCTTCCAATCGGTGCTGATAGGCCTGCTTTGAGGATAAGCTTATCAAAGTCAAAATCAGAGTCAGTTGCATTCACATAGAACGCGCTAGCATTTAGCGTGATGCTATCGAGCAACGGCGCGCTAATATCAATTGCGCTCCATGCTGCATCTTCTCCGAAGCTTTTGCCACGAAAGATATAAGTGCTGTCATAGCCAACACTCAAGCTTCCGGTTGTCCATTCAGCGATGCTGTTAGGAGTTTCAATTTCTTCTGAGACAGGAACGACGGTTCCTCCATATGCTGCTCCGACAAGTGCCAAAGCGGTTGCTGCGGTTACTACTAGTTGTTTTAGTTTCATTTACTTTTTTGTTTTGTTTATATGACATAGCGCATGACAATGGCCGGTGCGTTATGTGAGAGGTTTAATATCCGCGGCGCTCACGTTCGCGAGCACGCCTTGCAGATTGATATTTATTCTTTCTTTTCTTTGAATATTCTTGCTGCTTGTTAGATGATTTATGGTTAAATGCTTCAAAGTTTTCGGAGCCGAAATCATCATCATAGCTTGATGCATATCTATTTTTCTTAGTCATTGGTCCTAAATTTAATAGGTTTCAATTGTGCTTTGGCGCCCTGCGCCTTTTTTAATTTTTCCTAATAGGTCATTCCATCCAGATCCCGCGCGGCGTTGCATGCTAACTGCACCCTCATACGACATACGAGTTGGAGAGACAAGTTTAATTACAGTTTTTTCTTGTTTACAATGCGGGCATGGTTTATCACAAGGCGCATTGCGGGTTGCGATTGTTAGATTTTCTTCCCATTCCTTTTCACAGGATGTGCATTTATAATCGTAGGTCATGTCCCTAAATTTAATGTTGGATATGCTTTTTGTACAAGTTTTTTAGTTAAGTTTGGATAAACCTCAGTGAGCTTCTTATCCTTCATGGCAATCAATACTTTAGCATCCTCTGCATGCACGGTTTCCAATAGGCGAATAAAGAGCTGTTCTTTCTTCCATTGTGGTACCTTTGATATTGATACGCAATGTTGTAGTTGGCGAATAGCCTTATTAATCGGGCTTAACTGTTCACCGGCCACGCCTTCATCTGGAGTATATGGCGGAGGTCCTTCTGGCAATTGAAAGATTAAATCCTCACGAAAGTTAACTTGTAATATTGTCTTTAGAGCAAAGCTGTCATTGGCCTGCAGGGCTTTAAGACGAGTTGGCTCACTTTTAGCTTTTTGGATTTTCTCTAGTACTTCGTGCGGAAGTAGAGTTATATGTTCTTTTGGCGTTTGTGTTTTCATGTTATGATTTAACAAAGAATTCCTCAGCACAACTCACAAGATTTGTACATCTTTTAGAGATGAGATAATTTAATACTTTGCTGTTATTTTTATTTGGTTGTGATTCCCATTGAGTTTTTATTTCTGTTTTAATATGATCTGGAATATATTGCAGATCAATCATTGTTTTGTTTCGAATATAGTTACGAAAGGTATTTGCATCCATAACTTCGCTCATATCCTGCATGCCATCATATGCTTTATACCATTCATCGATTTTCTTTTGGCGAAGTGGTGTTTGTCGAGCGCCTTCTGCAATAAAGGTATCATCGGCGCTGAGAATATTAGGCACGCCATCTGAGCTATCTCCACGACAAATATGCTCGAACAAATATTTAGTTGGATTCTTATCCTGAACTTTCTTTTTCTGAACTGGACTAAATTGTTGTACATTCTTATATCGATGCAACTGAATGAAATCCTTATCACCAGAGATAATCATGACAGGCTCATGCCGACCAAATTCTTGTGTTGATTCTACAAGCGTAGCAATAATATCATCAGCTTCTGCTCCATATACACGAAGAACAGGATAAGGAAAGTTCTCGGTTATTTCATCTGTAATTGTATTAACTGTATCAAAAATACTTGACCAGTCCATATCGGATTCTTCTCTAGTTTCTATACGTTTTGCTTTATATTGTGAGAATTGGTTCTTACGCCAAGACGCGCTGTCACATGCCAAGACCATGCGACCATATTGTGCACGATGCTTGACATTATACATACGTAGGCTATTCAAGATCATATGTCGCATAAGATCTTCAGTTAGCGCTGCTTTGCCTTGGGAGAAAACAACTCCCATAGAGATGCTGGAATAATCAACTAATATCATTGTACTTATACTATAGCATGCTTTTTAGCATTGTACACACTTTTTTTACTTCAAATTTCGAACATGGGAGGAGCTTATTCTGCATTGAATAATGCCGTTATAATAGTCATCACGGAGCAGTGCATCTCGATCAAATAACATTTTACTTTCAATATAATTCATTTCACCAAAGCCTTTACACAAATGTAATATTTCTCGATGGAATCTCTCTCGTCCTTCTGCTTCAACAAGCAGTTTAACTTTGTCATTACTTCCATAATAATCTTGCCAATCACTTTCAACAATGCTACGGCGTTTTCGCTTTTTGCCTTTTAGCGGTGGCCGTGTTATCTTTTTCCAAAATCGTTTTTGACCAATATATTTCATGCCGTTGGCACTATCAGTCAGCTCATAAACAAATCCCTTATATTCTCCTATTTGATCTGATGTAAATTCTTTTCCTTGATATAGCCACATACTATATCTATATTATTCATAATATTTAATATGTGCACTGGATTCAGGACTCTGCGAGCCGGCATAGTTAATCAATCGCGTTATACATTGATCGGCTTTTTTCTGGTCACTTTTATTTAAGTTAGCAACTATTAACAACGCTCCATATTTTGAATGAATCCAAACTACATTTTTTTTCTTCAATGTTTTTTGTACCTCTTTCAATTCAACGTTTTCTCCAGAATCTTTTAATAGTTGTGTAAATTTCTCTATTTCCGCTATATCTCCTGCCGCAATCTTATTTGCAATCGTAACGAGTGACTCTCCTACTTTGGATTTATTTCCTGGAAAACTTATATCATATATTTTTTTAAAGGTATTACGAATTTCACCCCAGTTAGCTCCACCCCCTCGCGCAGTTTTCTCATCTATTTCAACTTTATGTGTGCCCATTGCACTATTTGTTCTAATTTGCGCAGTTGATCTTTCCTCACTGCCAACCCGCCTATAAGCAATACCTGCTTGTTTAGAGGAATGCCATGTACCGCGGGATGTAGATGCAGCAGCCTCAATAAATTCAAACTTAGGCGTTAAAGATCTATCAACATTTAGTATTGCTTTCTTTATTGCTTTACCCCTTTTAACCTGCTTTAATGATACTCCAATCAAATTCTTATTGGTATATGCTTCTAAAATTGAATTATTAAATGCTTCTATAGATGAGGTATCCAATGAATCTAAATTGAAATTAGCATTAATCCATATATCACCGGGATTCCATTTATCATCTGTCATTGGGTTTAACCCACTATTTTTAAAAGCTATATTTTTTAATGAATAAATTTTCTTCATATAGCTGTCATCATGATGAAATGTTACCTTTCCTTTGGTTAACATTAAATCTTTAATCATGTATTTTGCAATGATAAAAGACGATTTATTCCAATCATCACCGATATTTAAGATGTCTTCTAATGGTGTTTTATTTATATTTAAGCTAATATACTTACTATTAAATGCTTTTGTTAGATCATTTACTGAAATATCTTCATGTGTTTTTGCTGATCCTTTTTCAAGTACCGCTTGTGTCCATACACACTGAGCGGCCTCTCTATATGCTGTATTTATGGTACCTCCTCCTGCACCAGAACCACCACCAAAATCCTCGGTTTTCTTTATTTGACTGCTACTTATTTCTTTGTTTTTACCTATTAGCTTAAATGATTTACCATCCCGTTTAAACTGTTCAATGCTTGCTAATGCAGATTTAATATCAGTTACTAAAAATTCTTCACCGGTTTTAAGTGTTAATGGTTCACTATTTTTTATTTTAGCAGCAAGAATTTCGGTTCGTGCGCGGCCTTTATTTGGTCCACCACTAGCATCTTTTTTAAGTTCACTTGGATCTAAATATGACGCTTCTGTTAAAGTGGATCTATATTCTAAAAAGCTTTTCATGGTTTTTTCTTTTTGCCAAATATTCTTTGATATCCTTCATCCCATTTCTTTTGATCTCGAGGACGAAGTTTATCACCTTTTCCAGCTCCTGTTTTTTGAGATTGGTTCATAATCTATTTATATTAAATGGACTTTCTTCGTTCGATTTCACGATCAATATACCATCTGGCTTTTTCTAGATCTTCGAGCGCTTTTCCTTTTTTGTCAGCACGCCAAATATATTTAATGGCATTGCCTAGACAAAAGTTCATATGCTCTGTAACCTGAATGCATTCGATCCCAGATGGATGCTCAGTATAATGAGACGGGTGATTAACTGCTGGTGACATAATCTTTAATCTTCGTCAAAACAAATGTGTGTTCCACAAAATGGGCAATATTCCGGAAGCTCATTGCTGTCATAATCAGTATGATCTTGATCAGTATCTTCTACTCCCTTGTCATAAATATCACATTCATCATCCCATGATATTTCATAGGCCGTCCTACAATAGTCGCAATATGTTTCTATAATCATCCTTCGCAAGTTTTACAAGTCATTAATGATCGCGCAAGTTCCTGAGCTGGATTGCCGCTACGCTGGTAATAAAGAGCTTTGATGCCATGTTCCCATGCATAGATCATAAGCTCGTTAACATCTTTTGGTTTAGCCTTGGGGCTAATCATAATATTTAGGCTTTGCCCCTGATCAATAAATTGCTGACGCTGTGATGCCTGAACAACAATTTCCTTTTGTGGAATTTCACCAAAGGTTTTGAATACATCTTTCTCTTCATCTGATAATTCTTTCAGATGCTGTACAGAGCCGCCATGCTTAAGAATATCCTTCCATGTTTCAAGACTATCGATGCCTTTGCTCTTAAGAAGTTCTTTTAGATAGGGATTCTTATATGTGAACTTTCCTTTGGCAAGATCCTTAGTGAAATAGTTGGAGTTTAACGGCTCGATACTTGGGCTCACCTGACCAAGAATAAAGCTGCTGCTTGTAGTAGGAGCAATTGCCAGCGTTGTTGCATTGCGTCGGCCATATCCTTCTAATAGCTCAGGCTCTCCATAGCGTTCTGCCAATGCCTGAGTAGCTGCGTCTGTTTTCATTCGAATGGTACTCCAAATCTGAACGTTATGTAATTGAGCATCCAAGCTTTCAAATGGAATCATCTTGCTTTGCAGATAACTATGCCATCCGAGCCCGCCAATGCCAAGTGCACGTTGGCGAGATGCAAATTTCCATGGCGCATCCATATGTGGCATGCCATATGTCTTTTCAATGAACTCTGACATAACAGCATCGAGGAACCAAGTGAGAGTTTCAATTGCATCTGTTTCGAGAATATCATCCCATCGCTCAAGATTAATAGAAGAAAGGTTGCATACAAAACTTTCATCA